TGGTATCAAAATGATATACGAGACATGATTGCGTATATTGTAATTGAAGGAAAAAGTGGCGATTTTTTTGGTGATGGTAAATGGAGAAAGCCTAGGGATTTTTGGCATCCTTTAATTGATAAATTGGATTCTGGTCAAATAAATCAAATAATCGAAAAGGCTTTTAGAAAACACAAAATAAAATTTATTAGAATATATTAGGAGAAAAAATGGAAGAATTTGGATCGTTATCTCAATTTTTAACTTGGGTGATTGGTGGTGGAGCAGTTATAATTGTTTCTTGGGCGTTTGAAAGATTGGCTTGGTTTCAATCTTTGACATCAAAAATGAAAGAATTTTTAATGTTTCTTGTTCCTTCAATACTTGCAGTTGGAGCATTTGCTGTTCAACAATTTGTTCCTGCTGAATTAATTGTTCAAGCGTCTCCTTACTTTATGATTTTGGTGGGGATTTTTGGATATGTATTTTTAGGGAAGGGATTCCATTTAGTTGATAAAAATACCTCTTCAAACGGGTAAAATTTTAAACTGTATAGAACACGTTTTCGGGTTGTCCGAGCGTGTTCTATTTTTTTAGAATAATAAAAAGGATAAAAATGAATAAGGTAAATATTGTTATAAATAATAATGTTTTGGAAAAATATTTAAAATATTATTTTTTAAAATATCCAAAAAGAAAGAAAAAACCAATTGAAAATCCAATTCCTCCAAGTTTAAATGCGTGGATGGTTATGCCTAGATTCCAAATGAATCACCAGAAACAATGTTGGAAAGAATTTGGAGAATGGCTAGTAAAATATTATAATTTAGAAAATAAAAATATTGATAAATGCAAGATAGAAATAGAATATTTTTTTAATAGTAAAAGAAGACACGATTCTGATAACTATACTCCTAAAAATTTATTCGATTCTTTTACCAGTTCTGGTCTTTTGATAGACGATGATTTTAATCATGTGGAATCTTTAACTATAAAAGGTAATTATTCCAAAGAAGATCCTAGAACAGAAATTAGGATTTTTTATTAATTATGGAAAAAATATGTGGAATTTATTGTATTGAAAATATTATTAATAATAAAAAATATGTTGGGTGGGCAATTAATATTTATAAAAGATGGAGTAAACATAAAAGTGAGTTGCGAGGAAATTATCATAAAAATAAATACTTACAAAACGCATGGAATAAATATGGCGAAGAATATTTTAATTTTTGGATTATTCAAGAATGTGAGATTGATTTATTACAATTAATGGAAATTTATTGGATAGTTTATTATGAATCTTTTTTTAAGGATAAGGGGGGTTATAACTTAACTAGAGGAGGAGATGGACGAACTGGTATGAGTGGAGAATTAGCTCCGATGTATGGAAAACATCATACGGAAGAAACTAAAAAGAAAATGTCCAAGTCGTCAAAAGGACAAATAATGTCAATCGAAGCTAGAAAGAAAATGTCTATCTATCGATCTCAAAGAAAATTAAGTAAAGAAACTAGAAATAAAATATCTCAATCTAACATGGGTAGGATAGTTGAAGATAAAACAAAAAAGAAAATTGGATATAAAAATCTAGGCACAAAAAAAAATGTAAAGAATAGGAGTAGTGATTATTTTGGAGTGAGTTGGTATAAAAAGCGTAATAACTGGGTTGTTCACTTAACTATTCAAGGGATTAATAAGACACTTGGATATTTTAAAGATGAAATAGATGCTGCCAAATATTATGATGTCATTAGTTGGGATACTTATAAAGATTTAACAAAATTAAATTTTCCAGAAGATTATAAGAGGATAAAAAATGGTTAGAATATATAATAAAATTTATTCAGAAAATGAATATAATGAAGTTAATTCATTTAATAAAAGTACCGTCTTAGATTTTTTAGAAGAATACCAACAACGGAAAATGAAAGCAAGCACTATAAAACAATATGAAAATGATCTTAGAATTATAAATATTTTTGTAAAGAGATTTTGTGGTAATAGAAGTTTATTAGAATTAGGAAAAAAAGATTTTAGAAAACTTAGCATTTGGTTAAGTGATGATTTAAAAATGTCTAATGCCAGGGTAAATCGTGTAATGAGTTGTTGTAGGAGTATGCTTTCCTATATTGAAGATTCCGATGAATATGAATATGATATCAATCAAGCACAAAAAATAAAAGGATTACCTAAAGAACCTGTTAGAACAGATGAAGATTCTTTTTTTATGACTTTTGATCAAATTATAAGAATAAAAGAAAAACTATTGGAAATGGGTGAAGTTCAACTTGCTTTACTTCATATGATGATGTTTGACAGTGGAGCAAGAAGAAATGAAATCGCTCAAATAAAAAAACATAATCTTTTAAATGGTAATAAAACTAATATAGTTGTAGGGAAAAGAGGAAAAATATTTCCGTTAGTTTATTTAGATGATACTAAAGAATTAATAAGATTATGGTTAGATAAAAGAGGGGAAGATAATATCGAATCTTTATGGATTGTTGGTAGTGGTGATAAAAAAAGAGAAGCTTCCTATGAAATTATCTATGATTGGGTTTTAAAAATTAGAGAAGTTTTGAGTGAAATTGAAGGAAAGCAAATAAATATTTTTCCTCATAGTTATAGACATTCTAGATGTGAATGTTTGTTACAGGGAGAGGATAAAAGAATTTTAAATAAAGATGGAATTCCTAAAAAATTTAGTTTAGAACAGGTTCAAGTTTATCTTCATCATTCTGATCCAAAGACAACTTTAGATTATTCAAAAGATCATACTGATGAAATTATAGACGAAATGTTTGGGTTATAAATTACCTCTTTTCTAGAGGTTGAAAGGAGGGTTATTAATGGCTGATAGTGGTTATAATATTGTAGTTGGTATTGAACCTGATGTTACGGGTCTTCAACAAAAACTAGATAGTAAAACAAAGAACATTAAAATAAGAACAAGTATTAACATGGGGCAAAAAGATATTGATTCCTATGTTAAGCAGTGGAACAATCAAATTTCAAGAATGCAATTTAAATCTCCAGATATTTTTAAAAATGAAGAAGTTCAGGCAAATTTAAAGGTTCTTCAGGATAACATTACCAATTTTTCTCAAAGGGGCGGAGCTTCTGTTCAAGACGTAAGGGGAAGTTTTGATGATTTAAAAACTTCTGTAACTAAAGTTGGTGCTTCTATGAAGAACACAACTAAAGATGGATATGGTTTTTCATCTATGCTTGATGTTGCAATTAAAAAAGTTGCCGTCTGGATGATTGCAACACAGGTTGTCTATGGAAGCATGAGAAAAATAGACGAGGGGACACAGTATATTAAAGACTTGAACAAGGAGTTGACAAATGTTCAAGTTGTTACAGGAATGACGGCTGAAGAAGTTAAAAGATTATCGTTTGAATATAATAATCTTGCAAAAGAAATGGGTGCTACTACGTTGCAAGTGGCACAAGGCAGTTTGGAGTGGTTTCGGCAGGGCAAGACAATTGAAGAAACTTCTGAATTAATGAGATCAACTTTGATGTTAAGTAAGTTAGGTAATTTAGAAGCTGCTGATGCTACTGAACATTTAACGTCTACGTTGAATGGTTTTAAGTTAGAGGCTGAGGATGCAAGTTTAGTTGTTGACAAAATAATTGATTTGGACAACCAATATGCCACGTCTGCTGGCGAAATAGCCACAGCTTTACGATATTCTTCTAACTCTGCTCAACAAGCAGGTGTTAGTTTTGATGAATTGGCATCTTATATAACCGTTGTATCGAGCGTAACCCGAAGAGGCGCTGAGAGTATTGGACAATCCTTTGACAAAATAGAGGCTTTGAGATATAATTAATAAATCTCAAAAGAAAATTATCTCTGATTGACTTGAAACTCCTGAAGAGGACAACAAGGGGCAAGCATTTAATTATTATAATATTAAAAAGTGATGATTTTAATATAAAAAAAGGGAAAATTATGGTAGAATTTCAATGTGATAATTGTGGTAAGATTTTTATAAAGAAAAAAGATAGAGAATCTATAAATCATTTTTGTTCACAAAAATGCTATCGTGAATGGTTAAAAATAAATTATAGACCGTTTCCTATAACAAGTGGATCTGCACATCCAAGTTACCATCACGATGTTAATCATGATGTAATATGTGAATGGTGTGGAAAAAATTTTCATATAGATGCATATAGAGCAAAACAAGGAAAAACCAGATTTTGTTCCATAGAATGTAGAAGAGAGTGGTATGCAAAAGTTTGGAGTCAAGAAGAATCATGGAAATTGAATAGAAGAAATTTTGCTTTAAATCAATTTAAAAACAAAACTATGAATAACCTTGATTCTGTTCCTCAAAAAATAATAAATGATTTATTGTATAAAAAATCAATAAAATATAGAAACGAAGAAATAATTGGTAGTTTTTCTTTTGACAATTATATTTTAAAAAATAATTTGATAATTGAAATAATGGGAACGTATTTTCATTGTGACATTAGAAAATTTAAAGAAATTAATTATAAAAACCAACTTACAAGAATAAAAATGGATAAAATAAAACATTCTTTTATTTTAAATAATTATCATATTGAAATATTATATCTTTGGGAAGAAGATATAATGAAAAATTTGAAACTATGTTCTTTATTGATTGACAAATATTTAGATAACAATGGACAAATAGATAATTATCATAGTATAAATTATGAAATAATAAAAAATAAACTTTGTTTAAAAAACAAAATTATTTTTCCATATATGGAATGGAATATAGAAGAAATTAATCAAATAATAGACATAAAATTAAAAAAGAAAATAAATAAAAAACAAATAAGTAAGTGGACAACATATTTGTGTTGCCAGTGCGGTAAAAAGTGCGAACAATTGATAACAAAATATAATAAAAACGAAAGACATTTTTGTTCTCAGAAATGTTTTCAAAAATATAAAAAAGAAAATGATTGGCACAGGAAGTCATCACCTTCTCCAATTATTGATAAATAATAATAATTAAAGTGCAGCCTGAACGACTAAGCGAGATAACTCCATTTAAATATGGAGATGCGATAGTCTGGTCTTCCTTATAACTTTAAAAAGAAGAGGGAGAGAATTGCTCAAGTGTAAAGACACTTTTGGAAGAAGCAATTCCTTTTATTGATTTTTTCAATAAATGTAACAAAAAACGTAAAACAATGTTCGCTCGATTAGGAAACATCAAACTTGGAAAAATGTTTGAAGATGATACAACAAATATTAATGATGTTGAAAGAGCATTAGGATTAGTTAATATTAGATTAAGAGACACTGAAACCTCATTTAGACCTATGGGCGATGTAATGGATGAAATTGCTGAAAAATGGTCTACTATGAATGAGATAGAACAGAGTGCAGTTGCGAATGCTATTGCTGGTAAAAATTATGCCAGAACATATAGTAATATATGGAAGTTTGCATTTAATTAATAATAAAAAAATTAATTATAAAAAATTTTAGAAGATGACCAAATCGGAAAAACCCTGGAAGCAGGCAATTCCGAGGAAAGATTTAAGGTTTTTAGTTATTCATGCAGAAATGAGAGAATTTTATTTAATATGACAATTTGGACAAAAGAAAAAATAGAAATATTAAAAAAGTATTATCCAATATCGTCTAATGAAGAAATAATGAATTTAACTGGAGTTTTTAATATTGATAGTATTATTCATAAGGCGTATGTTTTGAAAATAAAAAAGGATATTTATTTCTTTACCGATGAAGATATTCTATTTATAAAAAACAATATTAATAAAATGTCATACAGAGAAATTGGAAAAGCCATTGGAAGAACTGAATCTTCTATATGTACAAAAATAAATAAACTTGGAATTAGAAAAACACAAAATTGGACAAAAAAAGATTTGAATTTATTGAAAAATGTTTATCCGAAACACAGCAATAAATATTTAAGCGAAAAATATTTTCCTTCTAAAAGTCCTGAAAATATAAGAACTTTTGCTCTTAAAAATGGATTACATAAAAATTCTTTTAAAGGGACAAAGTGGTATAGCAAAGAAGAAATGATAGAAAAATTAATTAAAGTATCAAAAAGAATAGAAAGGACTCCATTAGGAAAAGAACTGTGTTCTTTGGGACTTCCTTCTTCTAAAACTTTTGAAAGAATGTTCGGAAGCTATGTTGATGCTTGTGAAATTGCTGGATTAATACCAAATTCTTCTTTATTTGGAAAATCAGTTATTTGCTATTCAGAAAATAATGATTTGTGTTTTTCGAATTCGGAAAAGACGATAACAAACTTTTTCATTAAAAATAAAATTCCCTATAAAAAAGAAGAATTATATAAAAAATATTGTAGAGATAAAAGATGTAATGAAAAAAGAGTAGATTGGGTTATTAATAATAATATTTTTATTGAATATTTTGGAATGCCTGAAAAGGAAAATTATTTTGAAAGAATGACAATAAAGAGAGATATTTGTAAAGATAACAATATTTTATTAATAGAATTATTTAGAAAAGATTTAAAAAAACTGCATGAAATTTTTAAATCTTATAAACCTTAAAAATCCGTAACGACTATATATTTACATGGTGACATGTAGATTTACGTCATCCTTCTTTATTTTATAAAATAGAGAAGAAGATAGAGTCTGAACTGCAAATATAACTTAAATGAAATTGCAGAAATAAGAAGAAATTCTTATTCGCCGTTTTTATAATGGTCGGTAATAATATATTTTTTATATTATGAAAGTAACAGATTTGGTAAGGCAACGTGAGAATTTTTTAGTTTTAATGTCGAACTACAACGAAGTTCTAAATGCACAAGCAATTCAACTTCATTCTGTTGGATTAGCCACAGAACGATATGAAATTTACATGGATTCCATAGAAGGAAAAACGAATACATTAAAGGCATCAATAGAAACATTATGGCAAAAAGCACTTAATGATGATGTTATTAAATTCTTTTTGGATTTAGGAATTGCCTCTACAGAAACAATAGATAAAATGGGTGGACTAATTCCGATTTTAGAATCTATTATTGCTTTAATTGGAGTATTAACTGCTCAAAAATTAGTTAATTTTTTCCTTACTGCTAGTACTGCTGTAAATACTTTTTCTGTTTCAATAGGTGGTTTAAAAGCTGCATTAACGGCTCTTATAACTCCTACTGGACTTCTTCAAATTGCTATCGTAGCTTTAACCGCTGTAGTTATAACATATCAAAACACAGTAAAAAAACAAAACGATATTGGTTTAGAAAATACAACAAACGCATGGACAGAAGCTTTTAAAAATTTAGATGAAGAATTAAGAACCTCAATTGACTTATTGAATATGTATGAATCTATAGTTTCTAGAATAAATGAAAGACAAGGATTCGGAGACGCTTTTGTTAATAAACAAAAAATAATTGATCAGGGTTTAAAGGAGTTAATTTCTACTCTAAAAGAGACTTCTTCAAATTATGATGAATATATGGAATCAGTTAAAAAAGCTGCTGAAATTGCGGGATACACTATTACGGAAAACGGCGATCTAATAAGGTCTACAACCGGAGTAGGAAGGGTTGTATTGAAAACAGCCGATGAATTTGATATTCTTACCGATGCAGAATTGGCTTTGTTCAATGCTACAAAAGCAGAACTAGATACTTGGGTAACAGCTTGGAAACGTGCTAATAGTCAAATTTATGATAGTACAGACCAATTATCCGAAGCATTTGATAGACTACAATATATACTTGATGATTCATTTGGAAAAGCATTTGATTCTTATCACGACAAACAAGAAAAAGCAGCAATAAAAGCAGCAGAACTAAGATATCAAATAGAGTTACTCTCAGAACAACCAACATTATCAGATGAACAATTAACTCAGTTGGGTGATCTTCAATATGAATTATATAATGTTGAACAAGATATTTTAAAAACCGCTGATGCTTATGAAAAATCCCTTCACGCATCGATAGTTAGTACATTTATTCAAAGAGTACAAGCTTCTGAACTTAGTCTTGATATTAAAGAAAAAGCTTATGGTATGGCTGCTGATATGATGAATGCTTGGGGATTAATGGGCGCAGAAACCGTAAGAGTTATGGGTGCAATGGATCAGGCAATGGTTGATCTAGCGAATGGTGCTTATGAGTCGGCTCAAGAAGCTATAGCCAATATTTTAAATATTGGAAATGCTGCAAATGCGATAAGTGGAAATTATTATTTAAATTTTGTTGTTACTACAAGTGGAAACGTTGTATCTCCTGGAACTTTAGATGAAAATGATCCATTGTGGGGATTACAAAATAATCAATCTGTAACTCAAGCATTTAATCCGCCTTCTACAAATGCTCCAACTCGATCTTCATTCCCTGGATTTTCAGGCTATGGTGGTGGAGGAGGTGGTGGTGGCGGTGGTTCTTCTCCAAAGGAACAAACAAAAACTCTTAAAGATCTCCATAATCTTGTAATTAGTTTAATTAAAGCAGAACAAAAAGCAAGAAAAGAAGCTTTGAAGGATCAAATAAATGGTTTAGAAGCACAGCTTGATGCTTATAAAGAAATCATAGATGCTAAAAAAGAAATTTTAAAAGCAGAACAGAAATCCATAGAATATCAAGAAAGTCTTGCTGATAAAACTAAAAATATTGCTCAAATTCAATCTGAGATGGCAATTTTAGCCCTTGATACATCTGCTGAATCTAAAGCCAGACAATTAGAGTTAGCTGAAGAACTAGCCGATGCTCAAAAAGATTTAGAAAAGATACAAAGAGATAGATCTTATGATTTGCAAGAAGAAGCACTCGATAAAGAATATGATTTATATAAAGAAAACATAGATTCTCAAATCGCAATAATTGAAGATGCTATTTCTGCTATTGATGATTATTTAAGTAAAACTGGTCAGATTGCTCAAGATGCTTTAGATAGAATTGGAGAACAAGCTCCTGATTTATATCAATTATTGATAGATTGGAATGCCGAATATGGGTCTGGAATTAGAACAGATGTTGTAGAAGCATGGAATGAAGCTTATGATGCACTATTAAAATATGGAAATTTAGTAGATGCATTATATGGTGGAGTTGCTCCAACTGAATCTAGTGGAACACTTCCTACTCATCATAGTGGTTTATCTTCTGGTGCAGTAGGTGGAGTTAGAACATTACCTGGTGAGGTTCTTTCTAAGTTGCTTGTTGGTGAAGAAGTAATGAATAATAATGATATATTGAAAACACTAAAAATGATTCCTAGTGTTGCCAATGTTATTAGCAAAGTTCAAGGTTCTGGAGGTTTAAATATTGAAAATTTGATTACTATTCAAGGTGATGTAATTGAAAAAACAATTCCAAAAATAAAGGATATTGCTAAAGATGTTATAAAAGAAATTAATTCTACTCTTGTTCGACAAGGAAGTGTGAGAGATGTTGCATCAATTTATGGTTAATGATTTAAAAAATAGGGGAGAGAAAATCTCCCCTAATAATTAAGAAAGGAGGAAAACGAGTATGGGTTTTTATGCAAAAAGTTTTGTATATGGTGGAGAAGTAAGTGAATCTTATAATCTTCAAATCGGTTCTAATGATACTGGCACAATAAGTTCAAATGGAAGTGGAACTGTAGAAATAATTCAAGATTTTATTTTTAGAAAGCCTGTTCCATATTTTTATGGTGTTAAATATAGTTCCAATTTATCTTTTCCTGTAACTTTTTTTTCTCCAGATGAAATAACTGCTTTAGATGCTAGTTATATTCAAAAATGGTTGTTTGGTGCATTGAATTATAAAGATTTAGCAATAGCTCAACCAGACATGGAAGGAATTTATTTTAAAGCAATTTTTACAAATCCTCAAATTATAAGATCTGGAAATTTAATAAGAGGATTCTCTGGAACGTGTATTTGCGATTCTCAATGGGTTAGAACGTATCCTAGAACAATAACATACAATTATACAAGTGCTCCTTTTGGAAGTTCCATTGTTTTTTATAATAACTCACATTACGAAGGATATAATAAGCCTCATATTTCTTTTACAATGAATGCTTCTGGTGGAGATATTTCTATTATTAATACAAGCGATTCAGATAGAAAATTTGAATTTACAGGTTTATCGGCATATGAAGTGATAACTGTAAATTCTGATTTGGGAATTATTGAATCGAATTTAGGATATAGAAGATTATCAAATTTTAATAAAAATTTTATGAGATTTAAAGACGGGTTAAATAACCTTACGGTTACGGGTAATATATCTCAATTAAATATCACATATGAATTTATCAGACGTTTAGGAGGATAGTATGCAAGTATCGTTTGATATTTATAATCAATCTGAACGTCCATCAATTGTTTTATGTAATCCCGATGGAGAGCAACTTTATTCTTTAGAATCTGCCTATAATGTTAAACCAACATTAAGATTCAATGCTCAAAGTGAAATAGAATTTGATTTTCCAAAATATATAGATGGAGTTGAACTTCCTGGTTTTGAGTATCTTCAGTCTAAAAGACTTGTTTTATTAGATGGAATAGGATATTTTATAATTGTTGATCCTGAAAAGAGTGACGATGGTGGAACTCCTATTAAGCACATAAAAGGATTTAGCAGAGAATCAGAACTTGTTTTTAAAAAAATAAATACATTGTCGGGAACATATAAATTATATGATGCAGATGATCCAACAAATACAGATACATTGGTAGGATTGATTCTTTTTTATGCTCCAAATTGGAGTGTATCATCAATAGATTCAACTTTAGTTGATTTGTATAGAACGTTTAATGTTACAGATACAAATTTATATCAATTCCTTACAGCAGATGCTTCAACTGCTTATAATTGCTTTTTTATTTTTGATTTCTTAAATAGGTCAATAAAAATATTAGATGTTGAGAGAAATATAACCGCAACAGATGTTTATTTATCTTTTGATAATTTAATAAAAGATCAGGACTATAACGAAATTAGTGAAGAAATAACAACTGCATTATATTGTTATGGTGGTGGAAATTTAACTATTAGAAATGTGAACCCGTTGGGAACAAATGTAATTTATGATTTTTCTTATTATAAAAATTCTAATTGGATGTCTCCAGATTTAGTAAGCGCAATAACCGCATGGGAAAATAAAATTGAATTATATAAAGATGATTATTTTGCATACTCTGTTTTATTGACAGATTATCAAACTGAGTTAGCAACAGAACAAACTACATTAGTGGAACTTCAATCACAATTGACTGCTTATGAATTAACTTATGATGTAAGAACAGAACAGGGTTTAGATACTGTAGAAATAGAAAGATTAATTGAAGAACAAAAAATTTTAATAAATAATCAAAAGTTTCTTATTGTCAATATACAAAATAATATAACTTCTATTGCTTTAACTATGAGCAATATTAATACTGCATTATCCTTTACTAATACATCAAATTTTACAACAGAACAATATTTGAAACTTTCAAATTTTATATATGAAAATACGTATAAAAATGAAAACATAATTATTACAAGTTTAATGAGTAATGCAGAAATTAATACTCAAAGCTTAGAATTGTATAATGCTTCTGCTGTTGTTCTTAGTAAAATGGCTGTTCCTAGATATCAAATTACTATTAATACAATAAATTTTCCTACTATTGCTGAATATTCCTCTATAACGGGTCAATTTGTTTTAGGGGATCAAATAACCATAGAAACAGATGAAAATTTATTGTTGTCTGCTACACTTTTAGAATATAGTTTTAATTATGAAGATCCAACAGATTTTTCAATAACCATTTCCAATAAACAAAGAATAAATGATTCTAGTTTTATTTTATCAGATTATATTCAGAAAACATTAAAAGTTGCTTCAGATGTTAGTTTTACGAAAGATGCCTATAATGATTGGAGTACAAATAAACCTATTATTATTGATAATGTTGTTACTCCATCTGGACTTTCTTCTTATGGAATTGTTGCAGAAAATATCAAAGGTGAAATCACAGCAACTCCAACTCTAAATATTACAAATATAAATTCTACAAGTGGGTCATCTAATTTTGTTTTAAATCAAGAAGGGGTTGTTTTACGAGAACCTACAATTTATACCGTAGATGGTGGAGTTGGTATTAGCAGAGATATTGTTACCGCTGGAGGAGGCGTTATTTCTTTTAGAAATGGAGTTTTCATCAGTGGTAGTGGTTTAGCTGAAGGAAGTTCTTTAACAACCATTGAAGATTTAACGGGTCAATCTGGCAGTTATATTCATGTAAGTGGAAGTTATATAACGAATTCCAGTAGAATTTATGTTAATGGTATTAATCAAATTAAGGGTGTTCATTATAATGAATCTCCTTCTAGTGGAGCAACCATGATTGATGAAATTCAAGTTGGAGATGGTGTATTATTTGAATATGTTCCATTGATAACTTAGAAAGGTGAAAAAATGAATTATATTACTTTTTCAAGTTTAAATAGTTTAGGAGAAATTAATTTCATTGCTGGAACGAGCTATACAATAAAATTTGTGTGCTATGATCAAGATGAAAATGCTTTAGATATTAGCGCTGCTGATTGTTCGTGGAATCTAGCTCCATTTGGAACAGATTATTCTATATTAACAAAAACAGGAAATGTAATTACTACAAATAGTTTTGAAGTAGTTCTTACTCCTGTTGATACAAGAGATTTGTCAAATGGTAAATATACTCATCAACCAACTATTGTTTTTTCAAATGGTGTTGAAGTAGTTCCAGCTCAAGGAATTATAGCTGTTACAAAAAGGATAAGATAATATGGCTGATCCAACTAGTGTTTCGGGAAGTAGTAATTTATATATTTATCAAGAAAGTCATATTGTTAGAACTGGTATTTTAAAATATTATAATCCTTTAATGTTTTCTGATTTGGGTTTTGAAATTCTTTCAGATTTAAATGTTGTTGATCATACTTTGCCTAGCGTAGATCCGACATCAAATCAGCAACCAGATGGTATAAATTTTGTAACATTTGATTTAACAATTGAAAGTGGAGTTTAATATGCCTACAACTAATTTAAATTTATTTACATATAATTTAAAAGCTAATGGAGATATAGGATTCGATGATTTAAGAAGTTTTATAAATGGTTCTGGAAGTTCTAGTAATATGATAAAAATTGATAATTGGGGGTTTCAACAACAAATATTTTTATCATCGATATTGAGTTCTTTTTCTGGATCAAATACTCTAATTAACGGATCTTTAAGTTCTACAGATACCATTTTAGCAAATTCTGGATCTCAAATATCTGAATTAGACAATAGATTTGCAATACTTGGAACATTTAGTGGAAGTGGTCAGGCTGATTTTTCTAGTATTTCTCAAGACTATGAGCATTTGCTTATTTTAGGTGTTGCAGGAGTAGATTATGCTTATGCTTTTGCAAATATGGGAATTGATTTTAATGGAGATACTACCGGAAGTTCCTATTCAACAGTTCAATATGATAATTCTGGATCTGCTATGGGTAGTGGAGTTTACAATAGTTTTGAATCCATTTCGTCCTCTGCAATTGGTCAGATACTATTGGGAAAAATTACTGGAAATATAAGAACAGAATACGGTGGAACAATAATGGGAATAATTCCAAATTATTCTGGTGGTGGTGGATTTTATAAAACATCTATGGGATTTAATGCTCTTGTTAGTGGTTCTTATCAGGATAATATTGTTCGATCAGAATGGGCATCTGTTAATCTAACGGGTGGTGTATGGAAAAATAATGTTCCAATTGATAGAGTTAGAATTTTTGGAAGTAGTGGAAGCACTAAATATGATTTATTAGATGGAACAAAAATAACGCTTTATGGGTTCGGTTAATAGAAAGGACATTTTAATTAAATGACAACTACAAGTTCATTTTTAAATTTAATTTTATATAATAGTACAACAGATCAAAGTGGGAGTTTTATTAGTTGGACTAATGATGTTGCCGGATCATCTAATAGCAATATGACAAAAATAGATTCTTTTTCACAAGAAATAAGTGGATGTGTTGTATCGCTAAATTCTAATATAAGCGGATCTATTACTTCAATCAATAGCAATATTTCTATTTTAAGTGGATCTGTTACTGCATTAAGTGGCAGTTTAACTACCGCTAACTATAAGTTTCAAAAATTAGATGAATTTTCTGGTGCTGGTCGAGCTGATTTTAGAAACATTCCTCAAAATCACAGTCACTTATTGATAATGGGAATTACCGGAACTGCTTATGTAGGAATTTCAAATGTTGTAGCAGATTTTAACGGAGATGCGAATCAAGGAAATTATAATACTGTTCAATGGGCTAAAAGCAATTCATTAGAGTATATTAGTGAAAGATCTCCTGGTGGTATCGTTATTGGTAATGCTAATACATATATTTCTCCGTTATATGGAACTGGTTTATATGCAATTATTCCAAATTATAGTGGCTCTAGTGGGTTTTTTAAAACTGCTATGGGATATCTTGCAACAATAGAAAATCCTTATGGAGTTGGATTGGTAGGTGGAGTTTGGAGATCTGTATCTCCTATTACTAGGATAAGAATATCCGTAAGTTATAGTGGAACTAGATATAATTTCGTTGCTGGAACAAAAATTTCTTTATATGGCTTTGGATAAAATTTTATTTTAAATAAAATGTTGATTTTATTTGGTTTTTAACCCCTATATATGGGGTATGGTTATTGTTTAACCCCCATATGTGGGGGTTAAGTTAAGGAGAATTTGGAGAGTTTATGTGACCACAGGAATTTATCAAATAATTAACAAAAATAACGGAAAAAGTTACATAGGACAAAGTATTAATATTGAGAATAGAAGAAGAAATCATTTTCATCTTTTGAGAAAGAATAAAAATCATAATGCTAGGCTACAAAATTCTTTTAATAAGCATGGATCATCTTCCTTTGAATTTAAATTATTGATAATTTGTGAAAAAGAATATTTAACTTTTTTTGAACAATTTTTTGTTGACACATTAAAACCAGAATTTAATTTTGAACGAGAATGTGTCGATAGTTTAAAAGGGTATGTGCCAACAGACGAACACAGAAAGAATTTAAGCAAATCTCACATGGGACAAATAGCTTGGAATAAAGGATTAGAAGGACTTGGAAAAGGCAAAAAATTAAGCGAACAAACAAAAGCAAAAATGTCTCAAAAAACAACAGAGAGATTTTTAAAAATGAAAAAAAAAGAAAAGGATGAATATGTAGAAAAATGTAAAGAGGTTTGGAAAAATAGAAAAAATTCTGGATATCTCAAAGAAGGACATTTTGCAAATAATAAGATAACAAAGGAACAAGCATTAAAAATAAGAGAAAATTATATTAAAGATAATCCAGTAAAAAAAATGAAATACTACAGAGAAGTTGGCTGTAAGTATGGAGTAGGTTTAGACACCATTAGAAAATTAATAAAAGGAAAAACGTGGAGTAATATATAATGACTGATAATTTAAGAACCTTAGGGTGTGACACGAGTCACTGGTCGGGCAGTATTAATTTTGACACCATGTATAACGCAGGTGCTAAATTCTGGATTACTAAAGCAACAGACGCTTACAAGGATAGACCAATTCAATATGAAGATTCCAAATTTATGGAATTTAGTAAAAATGCTTTTGTACATGGAAAAATATTAACGGGTTGCTACCATTGGTTACAAGCAAGCATAGATCCAATTGTAGCAGCTGATTATTATTTGGAGCGATATAACCGTTTTATGTTTGATTTTCCACCAGTACTTGATTTTGAAGAACCCTATATAATTCAAACTGGAAAATATTCAGATTTTGCATGGCGAGCGCAAGTATGGTTGGAATACATCGAAAAGAAAACAGAGAGGAAACCAATCATTTATACCGCTAAATGGTATCTAGATTATTTTAAAGCTGAATATATTTCGTGGATGAGCGCATATCCCTTATGGGTTGCTGATTATACATGGTATTCAAACAACGTACTAAAAAACCCTTACTACATGCCAAAGTATTGGGACAAACAAACCATGTGGCAATTTTCAGCAGACGGTAATAATCGGGGTCGTGAATTTGGAGTAAATGCCGATGATATTTGTCTTGATTGGTATGAAAATAGTTATGATGAACTTTTAAAATTTCTCAATGTTGAAATTCCAAAACCTCCAGTAATTGATCCACCCGTTGATCCAACAGATCCCCCTGAAGCACCTTCACAAAAAATTAAATTTGAAGTTATTTCAAATGAATTAAATATTAGAACAGAACCAAAAGTTTCTTCAGCCACATATACGGGAAAGAAATTACTCAAAGGAAGTATAGTAGAATTTGATAAATCATATGCTCCTTATGAGAATTGGATTTTTGATAAAAATATTAATGGATGGGTTGCAGAAAAACATGCTGGAAAACAATATTTAAAAAGAATTGAAGAATAAATAATAAATATAAATAAATTAAAAATAGACTATAGATTAATTTCTATGGTCTATTTTTTTATGATTTTTACCTATAAAATAGGTCATATAACCTAAAGGTTAGGTAGCCTAAATTATAGTTTATCTATGAAAAATGTGTAAGAAATGCCAAAAGTTCCTTTGAAAAATGTGTGTTGTCTTACTGGTAAGACGATATATAGTCAATTTTGTTCTATGAATAAGACAATAAAGGTTGCCAACCCAACCTTTATTAAGTATGACCCCAAACATAATTGGTGTTTGTGTTTCTATTGAAAAATCCCTCAATAAAAACAAAATCGGTACGCTTGCGAGCAGAGGCGTTTTGGGTACTGTTAAGTAGTATTCTAATTGATAATGTTTATTTTGTCAAGTTAAATTTTTTTATCTACCAATAAATTTATCTAAACTTACAGGCATATAATTCGTATATTCTAAAGCTAATAGTTTTTGATATCCGTTTTTTATTGCTAATAATTCTGGTTCGTGTCGTCTATGATCTGCATTGTGGAAGTGACCATGTACATTTATGTCATATTCTCCATTCCATACTACAGGTTTATGAGAAAACATAATTTTTTTTCCGAATATTCTGTCTTGCATTTGTTCACACACCATATGCCATCCATATTGTAAATACCATGTGTTAGACTTTTTATCATGATTCCCTCTAATTAGCCAATGTCTACCAGGTATTCCAAGAAGTTTCAAATGCCACAAGAGATCGTTTCCTATGCAAATATCTCCTAAATGTATTAAGATATCTTCCTGTTTAATACATTGACGAAGATTTCTTAGTATAATTTCAGAAAAATTTGTTGGTCGATTACAATATTCAATCATTTGAGAATGACCAAGATGCGTATCAGTGGTAAGCCAATATTTCATGGCAAATTTCTTTCTTTCTTTATTGTATTGAAGCAGGAATCACATAAAGTCATATACCAGTGTCCTCCAATATCTTTTATTTTACCCTTTTTTCCACATTGTTCACACGTTATCATGGATTGTTCTTCTGCTTGGCTTATTAGTTCTTCTAGTTCGTTAGTTGAAAAATTAGAATAGTAGTGTAAAAATGCAAATTTTTCTTTTATCTGAATAACTCTAAAATCTTTACTTATTTTTTTTTCACTTATTAATCTTTGTATTTTTTTAGAAAGATCATATAAAAGATCAAACCAACCATCTCCACATTCAAATGGTAGCCCTTTGCCATAAAATCCCCCATACTTATAAAAATTAAATTCTTTTCTTAGTTTTTCTTCTAGTTCGTGTTTCATCTATTTTATCACCATTAAATATTTTCTTAAAAACCTAATCCCTTCTTCAAATATGTCTGTATAAAACAAAGAACTTTCTTTTATCATACCGACATATTTATCCCAATCTGGTTTTTCGTTAATAAAAATAATTGGAATTCCTTTTCCTATTGCATATCCTAATTCAAATATAGTATTATATCCACCTGGATTTTCTTCCTCTAAATATCCAAATATTAGATCGGAATTATCTATCATATGTAAATCTAAATTTGTATATTGAGATGGAATATTTAGTTCGTGTTCATCAGGATTAAGATACTTTACGTCTGGATAATTTGCGTTTATTTTTACGCTTTTTCTCCAAGGGTTTCTTAGTCCGCCTGCTAAATAAATCTTCATTGTCTGTTCATTCCTTTAATCGTTCCTAATAATATGATCAACAATCCTCCAAGTATAACAGCAAAATCTCTAAGATAATATCCACATAATGCACAAAGAGCACCTATCCAATAAATTACTTCCCATTTTTGTACTC